CCGAACAACGCATTAGGGGAATCGCATGAGAAGTAGGCGCAAGGGGAACAGGAGGAGTTGGACGCCTTACACGTCGCGGTTGGCGCATGAGGCGAAGGCGCGGAAGCGGTTGGAGGGTGGTGGGGATGGTGTGCCGCGACGGTTGGCGGCGGGTGTGATGTTGGGGGTGTTGCAATGGCATGGGGTGGATGGCGTGGTGAAGCGGGTGGTTGTGCGGCAGGGGAAGAGGGCTAATTCAATTCGTGTGTCAGGGATGGGGCGGGATATTGGCTGGGATCGGTTGTTTCGCAAAATGAGGTCGCGGCTTTCGATGAGAAAGGTATGAAACAGACGCCGCATCCGGTTTATCCAATCGCGGAGGTTCTTTACAAGGAACCTGGGGGGGGGATTGTGTGCCAGGTGGGGTCGGTGCGGAAGCGGTTCACGCGGGATCAGTTGGTGCAGTTCATTACGCTGCGTGAGGAGGGAATCCGCAAGGAGTTGGAAGACCCGTTCCGGTATGGGTTTCACTTGAAGAGCTGGGAGCTGGCGGATGAGCAGTGGGACGAGGTGAGGGAACTTCTTATTCTTGGGGGGAACCGGAGCGGGAAGACGGAGTATGCGGCGCGGAAGGTGAATCAGGTGCTGGCTGAGGAGGATGGAAAGCGGGTGTGGTGCCTGCATTCGTCGTCGCAGTCGTCGGTGGCGCATCAGCAACCGTATGTGTGGAAGTATCTGCCGCAGGAGTGGCGTGCGGTGGGGAAGAAGGGGGTGGTGACGAATATCAGCTATACGCAGAAGAATGGGTTTTCGGAAAATACGTTTGTGTGTCCGAATGGGTCGCAATGCTGGTTTTTGAATTACTGCCAGGACTGGACGGTTTTCGAGGGTGGGGAATGCGATTTGATTTGGTGCGATGAGCTGGTGAAGCTGGATTTGTTGAAGACGCTGCGGTTTCGTCTGATCACGCGGGGAGGGATGTTGATGACGACTTTCACACCGATCGAGGGCTATACGCCGACGATCAAGGAATATTTGACCGGGGCGGTGACGTTGAAGGATGCGCCGGGGGAGCTGCTGGTGCGGGCGGCGGGCGAGGACGGCGCGGGCCGGGAGGTCGAGCGGGTGCCGTTGTTGCAGGAGGCGAAGAACACGGCGAAGCGGGCGCGGATCGTGTATTTCCACACGTCGGAGAATCCGTTTGGCGGGTATGAGAATATGAAGGGCGAGCTGGCGCGGGCGAGTCGGGAGGACATTTTGTGCCGGGCATACGGTGTGCCGGTGAAGGCGATTGCGGGGAGGTTTCCGAAGTTCTCGGACGGGCTGCCGCATGTGGTCGCTCCGGGGGTGGTGCCGACGGCGGGGACGAATTATCAGATTGTGGATCCGTGCTCGGGGAGGAACTGGTTCATGATCTGGGTGCGGGTGGATGTGCGCGGGCGGATGTTTGTGTATCGGGAATGGCCGTGTCCGAAGAAATACATTGACGGGGTGGGGTATCCGGGGGCGTGGACGGTGAGCGGGAAGAAGGCGGATGGCGAGCGGGGACCGGCGCAGCGGGGGTTTGGTTTCGGTCTGAACCGCTACAAGGAGGAGATCGAGCGGCTGGAGGGAGGCGAGGCGATCATGGAGCGGATGATGGACAGCCGGTATGCAAATTCCTCGACGGTGGGGAAGGAACTGGTGACGACGCTGATCGAGGAGTGCGCGGAGGTGGGGCTGCATTTTGTTCCGTCTCCGGGGGAGCACATTGACGAGGGGGTGGATCTGATCAATGACTGGCTCGACTTTGACCAGGGCAAGCCGCTGGATTCGCTGAATGAGCCGAGGCTGTTTATTTCATCCGAGTGCGAAAACCTGATCTGGGCGCTGAAGGAATGGACGGGGGCGGATGGGCAGCACGGGGCTTGCAAGGATCCGGTGGACTGTCTGCGGTATGCGGTGCTGGGGGATTTGCAGTTTTTGGAGGGGGATATTTTGAAGGTGAAAGAGGGGGGGAGTTATTAGGGAAGTGGGAAGGCGGAAGGGGGAAGGTAGAAGTTGGAAGTTGGATTTTGGAAGTGGGCGCAACCTGCCTTTGAGTGGTTGCTGGCCGGTGGCTGGTTGAGACTATGAAAAATACTAAAGCGGAAACAGCGGTGACGATCAAAGCTCCGTCCATCCAGACGGCTATCTTTCGCATCGTCGGAACAGCGCCTTATGTGCAACTCCGGTTCTCACAAAAGGCTATTGAAACAATGACCGAGAAAATGAAGTTGGGAAGTCAGGCCAACAAGAAGAAGACGCGGGAGGCAAGGGACTTCGATGAAGATTTCCGGCAGGCTATGCATGAGAGCACGGATGGCTGGCGGGGAATCCCGGCGGCAGCTTTCCGAAATGGGTGCATTTCGGCCTGCCGTCTTGTCGGGTTTAAGATGACGCTGGCGAAGCTCTCGGTGTTTATCGACTCGGATGGATTTGACAAAGTGGATGCGGTGCCGCTTGTGAAAATCAACGGAGAGCCGGAAATGCTTGTCATGCACGCGAGAAACGCGACGGGTGTGTGCGATCTGCGTGTGCGGGCGAAATTCTTCCCGTGGTCCGCGGATGTGCGGGTGAACTACGATACGGATCAATTCAGTGTGCAGGACGTGGCAAACCTTTTGCTGAGGGCCGGGCAGCAAGTCGGAATCGGGGAGGGGCGTCCAGACAGCAGGATGAGCTGCGGGATGGGTTGGGGAACCTTCACTATCAAGCAATGAAGATTATCGCCACGGCGTCACTAAACCGTCAATTTGCTCCGTGGGGCAGGTTGGCATCCATCCACCGCAGGCCAGGCGGGGCGAGGCGCATTCTGGCGAGGCTTGGCATGGCAAGGCAGGCATGGCTTGGCATAGCGAGGGTTGGCAAGGCGAGGCACGGCAAGGCAGGCCTGGCGTGGCCTGGCGCGGCGCGGCGCGGCAGGGCGCAGCATGGCACAAACCGCAGCCGGTGAGCGGGGTATAAGAGACCGGCAAAATTTCAACTAACACAAATATGCAAATCATTGAACAAAGCACAGAGACAAAGAATGAGGAGTTGAGGCGGGAGTTGACGGCGATCAGCAACCGGCGGGGAGGGTTGAATCCTTCGACATTGTTGGCGGTGGCGAAAAATCCTAAGAGCGTGCTGCATTGTTATTTCACATGGGACGACACGGAGGCGGCGCGGCGGTGGCGTGAGGCGCAGGCATACGATTTGATCCGCCGGGTGAAGGTGACGGTGACGACGACGGAGAATCGTCCGCTGACAATCCGGGCATTTTTCCCGGTGAAGCAGATTGAGAAGGATGGGACGATTGATGCGGGGAAGCGTGGCAACTACATGCCGGTGACGATGATTGCGAATGACCATGCGGCGCTTCAGCAGGTGATTGACGCGGCGATTGCGGAGTTGCGGGCGTTTCAGTCGAAATATGACAGTCTGAAGTCCGCCGGGATTTTTGCGGAGGTGTTTGGAGCGATCAAGATTGCGGTGCATGAATGACAAGAAAGGAAGTGCGGAAGTGGGATTGCGGATTGCGGAAGTGGTGGGAGTGGCGCGTGCGTCGATCCTTCCGCGATCCGCGATCCGAAATTGTGAAAGGAGGTGAATGAATGAAGAAGGTGTTTATGCGGCGGGGTGAGGTGATGGCGTGGTTGGTGGGGGCTGGGTTTTCGGCGAATCAGGTTTTGAAGTTGTTCAAGACGGGGGTGATTTGTGCTTTGCATTTGCCTGGGAATGAGAAGGGTCGGGCGCTTTATTCGCGGGCGCAGGTGGTGCGGGATGTGTTGGTGCCGATGGGAATCGCGGAGTAGTTGGTGCGGGTTGTGAGGATTTGGTATGGGTTGGATGCGTGGCGGGTTGCGTCACGCGGAGCGTGCGGTGTGAATTGGTGGCATGGCTGGGATATTTGCGGATTTGACGTCGGCGGCTTCGGATGCGGGGGATTGGTATGAACGGATGCGTGAGGCGGATCAGGTGCGGCGCTGTGTGTGGGATGGGCAGTCTGCGGATGGTCGCAAACATGCGCGGGACTTAGGCCGGGAGCCGTTTCCGTGGGAGGGTGCGGCGGATCATCGTGTGCGGACGGTGGATGAGGTGATTAACGAGCAGGTGATGCTGATGTTTGCGGCCTTTGTGCGTGCGCGGGTGCAGGCGCGGGGTGTGGAGTCGGGGGATTTGGCGTGGGGGCAAAAGGTATCGGCTTTACTTCGCTATGTGGTGTGGACGCGGATGCAGGATCAGGTGTCGCGTGAGGTGAGGTTGGCGGCTAATTGGCGTCAGTGGTATGGGGCGAGTGTGACGGCGGTAATGTGGGGTCAGGAGTTGCGGCGGATGGAGCAGGAGGTGACGACGGAGGGGCTGGCTGCGGTGTTGCTGACGCAGGAGGAGCTTGGGAATCCGGAGATGGTGGCGGCGGGCGTGGATGCGGCCCGGGAGATGGTGCTTGATCCATCGCGGGAGGAACAGGCGCTGCGGACGCTGATGGGGCTTTCGCCGATTCTGAAACGGACGGCGGCGAAGCGTGCGCTGGATGAGTTGCGGACGGATGGGAAGACGGTGATTGATGTGCCGGAGGTTTTCGGGGCGGAGCCGCGGCTGCAAGCGTTGATTCCGATGGTGGACGTATTTTTCCCGGCGGTGACGGATGATATTCAGCGGGCGCCGTGGGTGGCGCATCGGGAGGAGTTGAGTCCGGAGGAATTGCGGGACCGGGTGAATACGCATGGTTATGATGAGGAGTGGGTGGAGCGGGCGATTGAACACAAGGGCACGCGGTTCGGGGATGCGGAGGGGTTGAGTTTCAAGGCATGGTATCGTTCCGGCAACGACGCGAAGCGGGATGTGGTGGAAATTTTCCACGAGTACCGGCGGGAGTTGGTGGATGGAATCCCGCAGGTGATGTGCCGGGTGATGAGTGTGGGATGCGGGGAGGATGCGGGCTATGAGGGGCGTTTGCCGTTTTTGCATGGGAAATATCCGTATGTGGTGCATCGGCGGGAATACTTGACGCGGGCGATTATTGAGAGTCGGGGGATTTCGGAGCTGGGCGAGAGCTGGCAGCAGGAGCAGAAGACGCAGCGGGATGCGCGGACGGATCGGACGAGTGTGGCGACATTGCCGCCATTGATAACTCCCGCGCGGCGTGGAGCCGGGCGGTTGAGGCTTGGGCCTGGCGTGCAGGTGCCAGCGGCGGGACGGAATGAAAATTATGAATGGATGCGGACACCGCCGTATGATCCGGGCTCGCTGGAGATTGAGAAGGCGCTGGATCGCGGGGTGGCGCGGTATTTCGGGCGTCTGGATAACGAGGTGCATCCGCAACTGACGCTGATGCATCAGGAGGATTTGGTATCCACCTGGTTGATCGAGGTGCGTCAGGTGTGTGAGCAGGTTCTGCAACTTTGCCAGCAGTATATGACGGATGAGCAGGTGGCGCGGATTGTGGGCACCCTGGGTCGCTCGTGGCAGATGGGCGCGGCGGACATACAGGGGCAGTTTGACTTGTCGATTGAAATGGATCCTCGGGATTTGAATATGGAAATCCTTAAGGAGAAGTGGGGATTCATTGAGATTCTTTTGAAGTATGACCGGAGCGGGCGGGTGGATTTCTCCAAGCTGGTCGAGGTCGGGATGGCGGGGGTTGATCCGACAATGGCGGAGATGGTGTTGATACCCGCGGATGCCGCAAACAAACGGCAGGTGGATGAGGAACTGGATGCGCTGAATAAGATGCTTGTGGGCATTGAGCCGGATATGAATCCGCAACCCGGGATGAATTATCAACTTCGGGCGCAGGTTTTGCAGGGAGCGATAGCGCGGAATCCGGAGATGCAGCGGAGAATTGCCGGGCAGCCGGATACGGCGGCGCTGGTTGAGAACCGGATGAAGTTTTTGCAGTTCCAGGTGCAGCAGATTGAGAACGCGCAAATTGGCCGGGTGGGAACCGGGGAGGTCTTGCAATGATGCGGTGGCTGCGGGGCTGGGTGCGGAAGGTGTTCGGTGTGCGGGTCGTGCGCGGCGCGGCGATGACTGATGCCGAATTGCTGGCCGCGTTTGATGTGGCGGCGGACCATGATCTTTACCGTGGGATGATGGAGTTGCTGGAGCGTGGCAAGGAGCAATGTCTTGGCGAGGCGGATGCGGCGGTGGGGAGCAAGCGCGAGTGTGAGTTTTATTTGGGCGGGCGGTATGCGCTGGCGCGGTTGCAGGATTATGTGGCGAATCTGCGGGAAGAAGCCGAGCGGAAGCGGGTTTATGAACAAAGGTTGTGAGGGTTTGGTGCGGGTTGTGAGGGGTTGGGATGCCTGCCGGTGGACGTGGAGCGGGCGAGTGTGGGAAATCTTATGTGAACGAAGGCGCGGCTGCGACACGGCCTAAGTGGGGTGTGGAACCCTGCAAACGGTGTTGCTGGCAAAGAATCCACTTGAGGGACAAAACTCATGGCAGACGAAAGTAAAAGCGAAGCGGCGGCAATTCTGGAACACCTTCCGGATGCGGCTGAATTGCTGGGCGAAGCGCAAAGCGTGGTCGCTGAAATCGAGGAGGAGGAGGAGGACAAGGCCGCGGATGACGCAGCGGAGTCTGAGACTGAAACCGAGGGCGAGGAGGACGACGTGGAGAAATCCACCAAGGAATCCGAAGAGGAGAAACCTGGCAGCGAGAAGGTTCAAAAACGGATCGACAAGCTGACGGCGCGGGCGAAGACCGCGGAGGAGAAGCTGGAGGCTGCGGAAGCGAAAGCGAAGCAGTTGGAAAGCGAAGTGGAGAAGTTGAGGGTGGAGCCGGTGGCGGCTGTATCCGCAAATAATCCGCTCTCTGATGTGGAAGACGCAGCGGGCCTTGCCAAGCGGGTGAATGATGCGGTGGCGCTGCGGCGCTGGTGCATTGAGAATCCGGATGGCGGGACGGTACTCGACAAGGACGGGAACGAACAGGAGATCGAAGGTGGGACGGCCCGGCGGATGCTGGCCGACATGGAAGAACTCTTGTCCATTCACGCACCGAGGCGGGAGAGGTTTCTTGCAGAGCGGACAGGGTATGAGAAGGAAGCGCGGGAGCGCTATCCGGAGATGTTTGAGGATGGAAGCGAGATGGAAAAGGCTTCGCGCGAAATCCTGAGGGCATGGCCGGAAGTGAAGAGATTCCCGGATTTCCGGCTTGTGCTGGGCGATTACATCACGGGGTTGAATGCCAGAAAGAACGCGGCTGCGGCGGCGGACAAAGCGGTAAGAAAGCCTGAAGTGAAGCGTGCGATTGCTCCACCTGTTCCGAAAACGAGCACGCAGCAAAAAGTGGTGAAGAGGGAAGCGAACGCCGGGCGGGTGCTTGAGCAGGGAGCGACTCTGGACGCCATGACGGAATACTTCAAATCTGCCGCATGATGCGGCGGGGAAAAACTTAAAAGGATAATAAAATGCCAGCAACAAATGAAATCACACAGGTCGGCAAGCGCGAAGACTTCGCCGACATCATAGCCGTCGCGGATGCCAAGAAATGCATCCTGGCGACTCTTATTAACAAATCGCGCAAGCCGACAAATACCAAATTTGCCTGGAACGCGGACAAATACTCAGCAGCAAGAACTGACGGAGCCATTGACGGCGCGGACGTGAGCGACTACGAAGACGCAGCTGAAAACCGGGAGAAACTGGAGAATCATGTGCAGCGGTTTACCCGCACGCCGAAAGTCTCGACGATGGCGGAAGAGGTTTCCGACGTTGCCGGGCTGACGGACCCGGACAGCCACGGAGTCGCGGGATCGACTGAGTTTGCGCGAGCAAAGGCCAAGAAGACGGTCGAGCTGAAGCGCGATATTGAGAAAACGCTGCTTTCGGACAACGTGGCGCAGGCCGATACCGGCGCGGTGCCATACAAGACGCGCGGGCTTGGAAACTCGCTTGTGTCCACTGCGCAAGCCTACCTGCCAACACCGGCTGCGTAT